GAGTTGTCAGCTTCCCCCCCTTGAACTGGAAGGCAACACCCGCGATGACCAGCACCGAGACCCCCGCCCCCGGCACCCGCCAGCGTTACCGGGAGACTCCCGATTACGCGGCTATGGTGAAGCGCATGATGCGTGCCCATGGCAAGCGGGTGGCCTCGGGGAACCTGGAGGACCTGGCCGAGCTGGTGAAGCTCCGGGATGACCTGGAACAGACCATCGCGCTGGCGGCCAACGGACTCCACCAAGACCATTCCTGGACCGAGATAGGGCGGGTGCTGGGGATCTCCCGGCAGGCGGCCCGCCAGGCGGCCATGCGGGCCGCCACCAGGGCCGCCTGATGAGCACCCGCCGGACATGTGGCTGGTGCGGGGTCACGCTGGACCAGCGGGCCCTGTACCTGACCGGGGACTACGGGGATGGCCGGGCCTGGCAGTGCCGGTCCGGCCGAGCGTGCGCGAAGCGGTGGACCGCCCGGATGATGGCCGCCACCGCCCCCGCCGCCCGGCCCGCGTAGGCCCACCCCCGGCCCCCCGAGCGGGAGCACGGCCGGGGGCGGGGGTCAGGCCCGGCCGTACCCCTTGGCTCTGAGAGCGTCCAGGCGGGGGGTGGGCGGCCCGGTGAGCCAGACATGCTCCCGGGCCACCCGGACCCCGGCTCCCGCGTACTGGGGCCGCGCGGTGGCCGCCACATGGGCCAGTGAGGCCATCTCCCGCCACACCACCGGGCCGTCCAGGTCCGTGGCGGTCCGGGACGCGTAGATGTGGGCCGACACGGACCATGAGGTGATCTCCCCCGAGCGGGCCGCCTCGGCCATCGGGTGGGACCGGTTCAGCCGGAAGGTGGCCCAGAGTCCGTCCACTTTGTCCTCCAGGCTGGTGCACCGGCCCAGCCAGCGGTCCCGCTCGGCCCCGCCGCCGTGGCCCATCAGCAGATTCACCCATTGGCCACCCTCGGCCGCGTCCCGCGCGAAGGCCCCGCCGGTGAAGCCCTCCCGGTAGAACAGCCGCCCGTCATCGGTGACCCGGTGCGGGACCCCGTAGGGCACGGCCATCCCCTCCACCGTCCAGCCGTCCCCCACCGGCTCCACCGTGGCCGCCAGCTCCCGGTGCACCATCAGCTCGGTCATCCCACACCCTCCAGTGTTGTCACGTACGTGTCAGGCGGCGGTGGCCGCGTCAGTCTGGGTGTTGGTGCCCAGCTCAGGCACCCCGCCCGGGGTGGACCCCGGCTCGGTGGTGGCGGCCAGCGGGGGCCGATTGATCCAGGCCCGGCCCTCATCGGTGGTGATGACCCCGGCGGCGGTGTACCCGGTGATGACTTCCTGGGTGGACTTGGCATCGGCCCGCATCCGGGCCCCGTAGTCCCAGGCCACCGTGGTCCCGGCTGGCATCAGCCACTTGGTGAAGGCGGCGGCCATCGGGGCCGCGTAGCGGTCCACCGAGTCCCGCACAAAGTCGATATCCGCTGTCTCGATGTTCTGATAGGTCATCGTGGGGCCGGGTAGGCCCAGCTTCCAGGTGGGCACCCCCACCACATTGGCGGCCATCTGGGCATTCCACTGGCGGGACTCCACCAGCTGGGCCTGGACCGCATCGGTGACCACCGGGGTGAGGGTGAAACCCCGGGGCAGGACCACCGGCTCCCGGGTGGAGGTCATCTCCCGCCAGCTGGCCTTCAGTTCCAGGGCCTGATCCCGGGTCACGATGCCATCCCCGGTCAGCACCGCCGGGGGCAGCGCACCGCCCGCGAAGTACCCCGATGCGTGTTCCTCGGCCGCCACCATCCCACCCAGCCAGCGGCCATATTGCGCGATGACCCCCCGGCCCAGGATCTCCCCCGAGCGGGACCCCGCGCTGATATGGAACACCTCATCGGTGGAATACACCACCCCCCCGATGGCCCATTCATAGGCCCAGGGCCGCTCGGGGTCCGTGATGATCCACACGTCATCGGCGGCCAGCGGGGCCAGCATCCCCGGCCGCCCGGTGCGGAAGTCCAGATCCCCCACCAGCGCGAAGTGATTGCCATAGAGGATCAGGTCCTCACCGGCTGACCACCGGTAATTCCAGGGGGGAACGTTCGGGTAGGGGTCAGCCAGCACCCGGGGCTGATCGGCCAGCCGGATCTCCACCCCCAGGTCCGGGTCCCACCGCTGGGCGTGCCAGGCGGTGGAGGCCACCGCGTTGGCCAGCAGCTGGACCGCCCGGCCGAACGGGGGCAGGCCCATGGCCGCCCATTCGGTGGCCTCCGGGGCCGAGGGGGCCGGGGTGGACCCCAGCATCAGCGCGGCCCAGTCAGCGGCCCGCCGCAGCCCTGACCGGCCGCCGCCCACCGCCGTCTGGAGCCCCGCACCACGTAACCGCCGGATCACCGATGCCCTGGGGGAAGCCACGGGGGCCAGCCTGGCACACCGGGCCGACAGTCAGCCAGTCACCGAGCGGTCACCTGGAGTGAAACCCCCGGATGGCCGAGTGTCACCGAGGGACACGCGGGACAGAACATCAGCAACCCTCAAGCTGGGGTCCAGGGTTGCTCGAGCGGGTGACCCCGGTCACACGTTGGGGGGCGGCGGCGGGGCGGGGACCTAGTACACGTAGAACTGGAGGCCCGCGTGGTGGCGGGCGGCCCAGGCGGCCAGGGTGGCCGCGTCCACCGGGGTCTGGGACACGTCCACCCGGTGGTCCCAGACCCAGGCTTTACCGGGGGTGTGGCGGGCCGCGCTGGCGGCGGTGGCCAGGGCCGGGTGGGGCCGGTACGTCACCGAGCGGTCAGCCAGGCCAGTCTCCAGATCGAAACACGCGGCCGGGTAGTCCTTGGAGCCGATGGGGACCAGCCGGTGGCCCGATGTCTGAAGGTCCATCAGCAGGCCATGGCCGGGCCCGACATCGGCGATGGCCACGGCGGCGGCCGGTCCGGCCCGCTCGGTGATCCGGTCCAGCTCACCGGCCACCCAGCGGGAGTCCGGGCCGGTGGCCAGGATCTCCACCCGGACCTGACCGGCGGGGCCGGTCAGCGCGGCCGCGCTGATGGTGGCATCCCGGCCGAGCTGGTCAATGGCCACCCCCAGGGAGTAGGGGACATCGGCCGGAAGCTCGGCCACCTCGGCCGCACCGGTAAAGCTGGCCTCGGTGATGGCCACCCAGCTGGCCGTGCCCACCTCATCGGGCCAGGCCCCCAGATACTCGGCCCCGAACGAAACGGGGCCCAGTTCCTCCAGGTCCCGCCGCAGCTGTTCCAGCCCCACCAGGCCATCACCCAGGGCCGGGTAGTGGAGCCACCAGAGCCGCTCATCCAGCACATCGGAGCCCCGGGGCAGGGAGTACTCCAGGTAGGCCACCCCGGTGGTCCGGCCCGCCTGGACCGCCGCGCGGCCCTGATCCCGGAGCTTGGAGATCCAGGCCCGCTCGGTGGTCTGGGCCGAGATGTTCGTACACACGTACATCTGGGCATGGCCCCCGAACTCAGACATGACCGGGCGGGCCGAGCCCATCAGGGCCTCCCCCTCGGCCAGTGAGAACACCAGGGCCTCATCAAAGGTCAGATTCAGCAGGCCATCACCCCGCACCGATGAGGGGGTGGGGGCATACACCTGGATGGTGGACGCGTCCCGGGTGGTGACATCGGCCAGCCGGGGGTCCAGCGTCAAGCTGGTGTTGTTCAGGTTCCGGTACAGCTTGGCCGCGCGGGCCCAGTGAGGCAGGGCCATGGAATGCTTCATCGGCTCCACCAGGTCCTCCAGGAAACGCTTCCGGGCCTGGGTCAGATTCTGGGCCGTGTGGGCCGCCCGGAAAGGCAGGCGGCGGCCATTCGGGAGCGTCACCGGCCCGGCCAGCGCCTTCACCAGCGGGACCCCCATCGTGGTCACCGTCTTACCGGTGCGGCGGCCCGAGATGATGGTGGTCATGTCATAGGCGTACGGGGAGCCCGGGCCGTCCAGCCGCTCCAGGGACACGTCCAACACCGCCCGTTGCCAGCGGGATGGGATGCGGCCCAGCCGGTCAGTGATCAGCGCGGCCGCGATGGGCCCGTCAGTCCACCGGTCCGGGGACCGGGGGGTGGCCCAGCTGGGCACCGCTATCGCTGGAGGACTGGACCGCCGCCGCGTATCGGTCAAACTCAGTAGCCCCGTCACCGCCGCCACCCTCCACCGCCGCCGCCGGGGCCATCCTGGCCAGCAGGGACAGCCAGCGGTCCAGGGCCCGGTCCACCTTGGCCGGGTCCCGGGTGGACTCGGCCCGGTCCAGATTACGGCCAGCCACCAGCAGGGCCTGGCCGTACGCGGCCGCCACCGGGGACGACAGGGTGACCGGGGCCAGCGCGGTCAGCAGCTCCAGGGCCTGATGCTCCATCGGCCCGGCCCCCTCGGCCACGGTGAACAGGTACAGGGGGCCTGTCACGTACGTGACAATTCATAGCACGTGGGGCAGACCGCCTTATGCGGGGGGGCCGGGGCGGCCGGGTCATACTCCACCCGGGCGGTGGGCCGGTAGCTGCCATCCAGGCCCCGGATGAACGGGGCCTTATCGGCCCAGGTGTTGCCAGCCGGGGGGGAGCCACACAGGGCCGTGTTGGCCGGGTCACCGCCCCGGGCCCAGTGCATCACCCCATAGGTGTCACTGAACCGGATCACGGCGGGTCACCGGGGCAGACCCCGGCGGCCAGCCAGGGGTCCCAGGACTGCTCACACCGGAAGCACCCCACCGAGGGCGGCCCGGCCAGGTCCCGGGCCGACAGGGTGTAACCCTCAGGCATCGGGGGGTGGACCAGGTAGGCCACCGCCGCCACCCAGAGATGCTCCCCGAGGGCCTCGGCCCGGTCCAGCGCGGCGGCCATCCGGTCCAGGGCCTCCAGCTGGTCCCGGGGGGCCACGAACTCCATCCGGCGGGTCCTCACTCGGCCCGCTCCACCAGGGCCAGGAACGCGGCCACCAGATCCGCGCGGCCGCTCACCGTCACGGTCCCAGATCCCCCGAGATCCGTTACCGGGTAACGGATCTCGGCCCGATCAGCCCGAGATCCGTTGGGGGACACCGGATCTCGGCCGAGGCCGGCCAGGCCGCGGTCATTCGAACGCCTGTCCAGGTCCATCGCAGGCTGGCCTTCCCGTGTACACATGTTCGAAAATATATAACGGGGTGAAGGACATCTCTCT